AGACTACTGTCAGTTACGCCAAGGTAAGCCGCCGCCGGCTGGCTATCGTGTGTCACGTATCGCCGTGAAGTTACCGAACAAGCAAAGGCAAGGACAGATTGAGTTAAGGCGTCTTTTTTTACCGTATGGACGCCGCTGGCAATCCACTGTTCAGCATCCCTTAAAGCGCCAACGGGTAATGGCCCAGGGTGCGGGGCTGTGATCACCTCCGGCTTTCTTTCTTCTTTTGGCTTAACATGGTCGCTTAGTTTTTGGACATTCTTGCCCATTATACCGTCGACCATTTTTTGTGACTGCTCATCTAAGGGAGCCGATTCGCGCTCAATTCCCAATAACTTGGCCGCACTACTAACCGCCGCCGCCATGTTGCCGTTATGTTCTACCTGACAAAATACGCTGAACGCATCGTGTGAGTGCCCATCCGCCAATGGGTCGCTGCCGTGATGACTATAGACGCGTGCGGGGTCACTGTCTGGCAGCATGATAACGCCGGGTATGCCGCTAGTGCTGTTCGGGCAGCGCCACCGCTTGCCGGCTTTTTTGTAGCTGTTTGCCTCTAATATATTTCCAGGCTCATAATTTTGATTGAACTGACCTATAACCCCGCCGTTTTCATTTTCGCCCTTGTAGGCTTTCGGCTTCACTCCGGTTGGTATTCGGCTAGTGTCTTGCTTGGCCCATGGGCAAGCGTCTTTCATGGCGTCTTTTGCTATCTCCCAGTTCTGCCATGCGTTCAATAAATTAAAAGGAAGATCCGGTAATTTTTCCCAGTCGCCTATCCACTGATATGGCTTTCCGGTGTCTGGGTGTATAGATGGCGGTAGAACGTCCTGTGTGTCGCCAGCGCGGAATTCAATCACACATCCTATGTCTGGCCAGCTCAGGGCGTGACGCTTTGCCGGTAGTTCTGGCGGTGCTTTATAGATCAGCTTGGCCCGGTTGTCGCGCCCGCTGCTAATCTGTACGCCTTCTGATAACAGCGCGTCCATATCAACGCCGATTGCTTCTAGTGCCGTTCTTGAGTGTTCCAGGTTGTCTATGTCGATGGTGCAGGTGCCTGACAATCTGTGGATTAGGCCGATATTGTCAATGCACTGCGCAAGGGTAGCGCCTTTTTTCTGCCAGCCAATACCGCTAGGCGCTTTGCTGTTAGGTGGTATGACGCAAAGCGCCCAGCCTTTTTCTATGTAATTTTTTGCGTTGCCTTCCATTATCTGGCTCCCGCCTCTTTCTGTTCAAGGTAGTCTGAAAGCTTCTTCACCGTGTCATAGCTGGGGTTCTTGCCCTTGCTCATCAATCTATAGATAGCATTGCTGTGGACGTTTGCAGCCTTCGACACGGCCATCAGATTGCTGTCTTCCAGTTTATGCTTTATCTGCTCAAGTGTTAACATTTTTAAACCTCTTGTGATTTTGTTTCAATTCGATGTTGACAATACTAACCGCACACCGTAATCTTTGCAACGTAAACCGAATAACACAACGCAAAGAAGGAAGGAAAAAATGACAGAGCACACTATAGCCCAGCTCGCTAAAGATTGGAGAGAAGCAAAAACCGCAGAAAACACGTCAAGAGATTTTCGGCTAGAAACCGAAGGAAAGATAATTGACTTGGTTGGAATGAAGGCCGAGGGCAGTCAGACCCATGACGCCGGCACGTACAAGATAACGGTAACGTCTAGCATGACAAGAAAACTGGATGAGAAAAAGTGGAAAGAAATAGAGTCAAGCATTCCAGAGGATCTGCGCCCCGTCAATTATAAGCCGTCTATTGACCTTAAAGGCATCCGTTACCTTCAAGAAAATTACCCGGAAACCTACGCAATCGTTGCCAAGGCGCTGACTGTAAAGCCCGCCAAGCCAAGCGTAAAAGTGGAGGACAAATAATCATGGCTTTTGACCTATCAAGCATTCAGCAAGGCGCTGACCCTCGCGCCCCTTTAATTGTTATTCATGGCGCTCCAGAAGCCGGCAAGACAACATTTGCTGCCAGTGCACCAGATGCAATTTTTATCAGGGTAGAGGACGGCTTAGGCATTAACGACGTGCCCACCTTTCCTGTTGTTCAAACCATTTACGATGTCATGGACGCTATTGCATCGTTGTATTCAGAGCATCCTTACAAAACTGTTGTGATTGACAGCCTTTCAGCTCTTGAGCCGCTGATCTGGGATCAAGTTGCAAAGGACCAGGACAAAGATAGCATCGAAGATATTGGATTCGCCAAGGGCTACATCTTTGCCATGGAATATTGGCGGGATCTTGTTAAGGCTGTTCTTGGCCTGGCAAAACGTGGCGTGACTCCTGTTCTGATTGCGCATAGTGACATTGTGAAGTTTGATCCGCCAGACGGCGAGCCGTATGACCGTTATCAGATTAAGCTCCACAAGCGGGCATTTTCCTACCTGTATGAGCAGGCGGACATTATCGGCTTTGCACATAAGCCGGTATACGTTAAGAAAACTGACAAAGACGACAAGCAAGGAAAGGCAAAAAGTAAAGGCCAGAGATTGCTCAGGGTGTCAGAATCGCCCGCAGTGATTGCAAAAAACCGCTACGCAATGCCGGAAGAAATACCACTAGAATGGCAGGCGCTTGCAAATAGCGTTCCGTTTTATGCACAAAGCACCGAAGTAAACACCGAAACCCAAACCGAAGACGAGGAATAAATCATGCAATTTAACAACTTCAACGCTAACGACATCGCAGAACAAGACAGCTTTGAGCCAATCCCTGCGGGCTGGTATACGGCCATGATTACTGAATCCGAGGAAAAGCCCACCAAGTCCGGCAACGGCAGTTACTTGCAGCTTCGTCTTGATATTATCAATGGCGAATTTGAGAACCGGGTGATCTTTGAGCGGCTGAACTTGGACAACCCAAACGAGACAGCCGTGCAGATTGCACAGCGTACACTGGCCAGCATTTGTCGTGCCGTTGGCATCATGCAACCAAAGTCATCGGATGACCTGAAAGACACTCCTTTTATGGTAAAGGTAGGTATTCAGCCAGCGTCAGGTAACTACGAGGCAAGTAATAACGTAAAGGGCTATGCCCCGGTTGATGGAGCACAGAAAACGGCTCCTGTAAGCCCTAAGGCGTCAGCATCAAAGCCAGCGGAAGCGCCAAAGGCAAGCAAGAAGCCTTGGGAGTAAGTTAACGGGGCGGCTTCGGTCGCCCTATCTTTTAAAAGGAAATAAATAATGAATGACATAGCCAGCCAAATATACAAAGCATACGAAGACAACCGCGAGCAGCCTCACCGTGCGCACATGGGCGGGAGCCAGATTGGCAATCCCTGTGATCGTGCTTTGTGGTATCAATTTAGATGGGCCTGGCACGCAAAGCCGCCAGGTAGAGTATTGCGCCTATTACAGCGAGGGCATGAAGAAGAAAAAAAAGTAGTAAATGACCTAAGGTCTATCGGGGCAACTGTTCTGCCGCTTGATCCGGCTAATGGCGAGCAGTGGTATTTCTGGGAACATGGCGGACACTTTGGCCTTTCTTTGGATGGCGCTTTAAAAGACCTTCCAGGCTATGAAGGCTGGATGGCAATGGAGATCAAGACAGCCGGCAAAAAGTCATTCACAAAGCTAATAAAGGCTGACAACGTGGAGGCTTGGAACGCTCAATACTGGGCGCAGATCCACGTCGGTATGCACCTTGCCGGCATTGATAAATGCCTTTATGTGGTTGTTGAAAAAGACAGTGACAGTATATGGACAGAAGTCTACGAGGCGGATCATGCCTTGGCAGAGCGTATGCTAAAAAAAGCCGGCAAGATTATATACGCCGAAGATCCGCCTGAAAAAATCAGCGAAGATCCCGGCTGGTATCAGTGCAAATTTTGCGATCACTGGCCAGTGTGCCACGGAAACAGAGTGGCAGAAGTTAACGAGCGCACGAATATACACTCAACGCCAATGCCTGACGGCACATGGTCTAACGATAAAGGTGAAACATCAATCAGTGTAAGCGACCAAAGAAAGGCGCAAGCTTCGCACCTTATGCGGCCTGACTTGGTGCCGTATGCCACTGCTGTTAACAGCGACGGAAAGACCTTTATTGAATATGACAACGGAATGATTAACCACGCTGATGGAGCCGCAGGCGGGCGCAACTGCTACACCAGTCAAGAAATGCACGACTCGGAAAAACCTTTACCTCTTGATAGTGGTGCCGAAGACATACGCCAAAAGTTTGCCGGCAAGGTGGGCAAAAATGAATAAAATTATTCTTCGAGACTACCAAAAAGAAGCGATTGATAGCGTTTGGAGATACTGGTCAAAGACCAAGGGAAACCCGCTCATTGTCGCCCCTTGCGGGGCCGGCAAG